ATAATTATGGATTTTGAGTTTGAGCTGGAGGAAATACTGGAGGAAATACTGGTGCAGAATCAACACAAGGGTCGTTTAACTCTCCATAGCAGCAAGAACCATCATCAACTCCTGCTGAAGGGTCATAGTTAACTGCTGCTGGGTCTGTACAACCACAAGTTCCAAAATAATCCTGACAAGGTTCGTCACATCCAGAAGGAGGATTACCAGGGTCTCCACAAGGGTCAACAGTTACAGCTATATTTGCTATAGCATCAAATTGCACTTGAAGAGTAACTAAATTATCATTAAAAGTTCCTTTGTCTCTAATTATTTGAACTTTATGTTTCGGTATATGTTTTTTACAACCCCCTCCACCACTAATACCAAGAGCAAGGCAAGACAACATGTTCCATAATTTTAATTCAAGGTCTGCAAATATCTGAACAACATCATCATCAAAAAGTTGAACTCCTTGTGTGCTAGATAAATTATGAGGTCTCGCTAGTATTAATTTAAAAGTATATACCTCATCAATTCCTTCTGCAATATGAGATGTTGGGTAATCAATATTTAATAAATCGTAACAAATATTATGGTCAAAATTTATAGTTGTTGGCTTCCCTAGTTTAACAGTGCAAAAACCTGCGGCAGTAGCACAGGTTTTAAAATCAGCCATCAGGTCTGTTAAATTATATTCTGGGTCGTATGTACTCATTTTTTTATATTTTATTATTTTTTCTTATACAATTCGTTTAATTGCCTTTCAAATTCATGTCCTGCTGCCTTCCAAGATAAATATGTTAAAACTTCATATAAACCTGTGTTTAACACACTTTCAACAGGGCTGTGTTCTGTTACTGTAAAAATTCCATCTTTAGCCACTTCATATAAAGAATTTAACCAACCGTAACCATTGATTGTATTCTTTGCTGCTATTGCTGCTTTTGGGTCTCCGTTTTCGTTCCCTGAGAGGTTAGGAAACTTAGCATCAACTTCTGTTCTAACTTTCCCAAAAAAAAAGCGACATCCCAAATTGTTGCCATGTCTAATTGTTCAAATAATTTAGCCCTCTTATCAACCAAATCATCATTTAATTTCTCCTCCTCTCCTTCTTTCTTGCAGATAATAGCAATTTGTCTTGGCATTATCTCCATTTGACCTTTTTCTAACAAATTAGCTTGTAATTCCAACTGTTCAGCCTCAATATATCTACCAAAACTTGATTTAACCATTAATTCTTTTGGTAGAAAAAATTTCTCATCACCTATTGTAAAGGAATCTATATTTATAGGTTGATAAGGCTCTGTCGCAAAAGAAAGATGTTTCATAATCTCTGTTGCTACCTCTAAATCTAATAAGCTAACCTCATTTTCATCTAACCCACACCAAAAAGATAAAACTTTAGTGTTGTCTTTAAGGTCAAGCAGTGTGCTTTCCCATTGAGCAACCTCATCACCTTCTTTTGGTTGTTCTCTTTGCTCAAAACCGTTAATTAGTTCTGAGAAAGCTAAAAATTTCTTCCAATTAACTTCTTCCCATCCGCTTGGCAGCTCTACTTCTTTTTCGTTTAAAATAAATGTTTTCATTAATTTAAGTTTATTTTTTCCTCAATTTCTGTTCCTGGTTGTATCAAAAGAGACATTTCTAGTCTTTTTGTTACATTACTTATCAAAGATAATACTTTTTCTTTAGATTCATCTAAATATTCCTCTTTTCTTGGTGTTATTGCAGCAAGATAACCAATAGTTGCCCAATATACCGTATTAGGCATTGATAAATACCAAGTTGTCTTATCTATATCACCAAGCATTACATAAGCACCTAAACCATTATGAAAAAGTATAATTTTATCTATAACCTCTCTAAAACCATTATAATCTTCATCATAATATGCCACTTCATTAATAATATCCTCTAAATCCTCAAGAAATTCACAAACTATAGATGAATGTCTCTTGTTTAGACAAAATATTTCGGCATTTTTGTTCACAAAACAATATAATTAAATTTATTCCAGTTATTTCGGAAATAAAAGTCACATTTTATCCCCAAGCCAAGATACTTCTGTTGTTTTTAAACAAATACCTCATTCTCATCATTAAAGCGTCTGCATAATCAGGAGAGTGTCCTAAAACTTCTTTCATCTCTTTTTTTGACAAAATAGCCAATTTCATATCATTATCCATGTTTTTTCTCCTTATAGTCTCCAATTCCTCAATTATAGTGTTTCTTTTGTCAATATCATTCTCTTTTATCCAGATATTACCCATATTTACTTGTTCGGCTAGCTTATAAAAACATTGAGTCTTTAAATTCTGATAGTTTTCTTTATTTAACGGCTTGCCATTATTTACAAAAGGTTGAACTCCTTTCATATAGTGAGAAAGATACTGTCCAACACCATCTGAGTCAATAATTATATTTTTTTTCTCAACACCATACTGTTCTGCTAATTTTTTAATCAAAATTTCTACATTATCTGCTGATGTTTTGTCTTTTGTTATTATTTTCTCAACAACCATACCCTTCCAAACACAAATTACTAATTTATCAGAACCTAAAAGAGCAATATCACAGGATAAATAGTAGGTTTCATTTTCATTTTTAACAGTAGAATTACTAAAAACATTTAATATTGCTTCATAATCAAACAATCTATCCTTCCCTTCATCATATTCCCAGTTACCATGAAGTAATCTTTCTCTTGAAACAGGGTCTAATTTTCTTAATTGTTCTTCATAAAACTCTGATATATGAGGATTATCTGCTAATTTAGCCTGGACAAACTTCTTATGTGAAGGCAAAGTTTTGTCTCTTGATGATTTATAGAAGTCATACACCCAGTTTTTGGCTGGATTACAACTCATAAGAACTTTTGGGCGTAATTTATAGTCCGAAAGCATAAAACGAATCCTTGATGCAACAACATTCTTTGCTTTCTCTGTACATTGGTTCACCTCATCTATAAAGGCTCCTGAAATCTCCAATGAACCAAGTGAGTCAAAATTAGGGTCTGCTGGATATTGATAAAGGTCTTTTAAAATTATTGTACTGCCGTTTAAAAACTCAATAACATTACTTTGAGCATTAAATTTATATTGCTCTCCCTTTTTAACTCCCCAATCAGAGCAAACCATGAAAAAGGAGTTTAATGTTGTTTCTTTCAGTGTTTTTAAGACAGCTCTCCCCATTAACCACCGAGTTCCAGGGTACCTTAAACAAGAATATAAAAGCCAGGCTGCTCCAAAGTAAGATTTACCACCACCAGCACTTCCCCCAAAAAGAACTTCACTTGTTTCGTTATCATGCAAATACTCCCAGGCAGTGTGTTGTTTTTCTGTTGGAGTGAAATCTATTTCCAAATCTTCTTTTTAATATAGTTTTTTAACCTAATTAATGGTTTAAAAATCAACATAATCAAAATTATATATAAAAATATAACTGGAATTATAGAAATAAAAGCTAATATTCCAAATATATATTCTGTTAAACCAACATTTTCCATTCCTTTTTTAAGACTTCCTTTAAAATTTTCCATGTTTTTATTTTATGATATAGTAATTCCTGGTGGTAAATTAGCCTCCACGCTTGTTGTAATAGTTGCAATAACTTCAGCACTGGGTGCTTGCTCTCTAAACCTTCCTTCTTTTTCAAAAATATGTGATGTTCTATATATACTTTGCATTTGAACTGTAGTTAATTCAGTCTCAACAGTTTTAGCAGTTGAACTTGGCTGTGCTGCTGCGTTTAAATTATCTGCAAAATCATTAATATCGCTATCTTCAGATAAATTAGTAAAATCTATAACACAATTCAACTCTTTTAATGTTACAACATCTTTAACAAGATGTCTTTTTGAATTATGTATATGCTCCCAACGAAATGTAGCTCCTCTAACCATTTCCTCTGCAATTCCTTGTTGTTTTTTTAAAACTTCTTTTGAATCTTTTCTTACTGTAATAGTTTCCTTTTCTTTATCGTAATCTTTTATCTCTATGCTTGATTTTTTAGTTGTTGCATCAGAAACAACTTGTCTTCTGGATAAAATATCCCCACCTGTTGGTAAAGGATTTCTTGTCAGAACTGTAAATATATGATTCGCTGTCATGTCTTTTTATTTTTTTATTATTATTGATTAGTATGTGTTACGAAATCTTCTTTTCTAGTTTCACTGCTTATTATTTTTATTTTACCTAAAACTTCTTTTGAAACTTTTTTTGTTGGAGTCACAGTCAAATCCCAATCATAAATATCTTGTGAAAAATCCAAAATATGAACACTACAGTGCTCTATATCAGATTCCATTATTAATATTCCTTCAAGATTAGTTATTTCCTCTCCAGTAGTAGAGTTGGATGCCGTTAAATTGCAAAGATAACATCCTTGTTCTAATTTTTTTGTACTCCATTCTATATTAGCTGTGGGAAACCCAACTGTTTTACCTTTACCGTTTCCATGAATAACCTTCCCTGTTATATTTTCAACTTCTCCAGAAACAAATTTACTTAAAAATTGTGACTCTTCTTCTGATGTCATACTTTCTTCTTTGTCCTTAACTGAGTTTTTTTTCATTACACTGTAAACTGACTTCAAATTTACAGATTCTTTTTTATAATCACCTCTCATTTTTTATTTCTTTTATTTCCTAATTATGTTAATTATTTTTATTATCTTTGTCAAGCTTAACAAAACAGCTCTTTTACTTAGTAAAAACACTCCTTACGACAAGGGCTGGAACACGAAGTGTTTTAAGCATCTGTCGTAACTAATATTCTCAAGGGATAATTATATCTCCTCCTGTTTGGGAGGTTTATAATTAAATACAAACCCCTCCCCACCAGAAGTAACATCCACTCTATCCACAACAATCCCCTTCATCTTAGCTAAATCTTGTAATAACAACCTACATAAATTTAAGTCTCCAGACTTATATCCCTGATTGTATAAATCTTGTAGCATTATAGCATGCTTATCAACTTCATAATCTCTCTCTGCTTCAAACTGCTCCGTAAAACTTTCTAATGCCTTCTTGTAATAAATGCTAGCCATTCTTCTTTTAATCCCCCAGTGAGCCTCACAGTATTCCATTATATCTGTGTACCTAATACCTCTTAAAATTAACTTTACAATCTCAGTTGTTCTTTTATAGCTTACTAAATTAGTAGCCTTACCAGCACCTTTCTTTACATTTAAATCATTAGTATCATACTTTGATACAACTGCCTTAATTGTTTTTAAATCCTCCTCTTTTTTAATCTCCCTAGCAAATCTTTTAGCTTCTCTCTCAGTGTCTCTTTTGTTCATAATTTTATACCAATTAAAAATACAATAATAATCAAAAAAATGTAAATACCAATAGATAAATCTAACTTATTATTATCGTTATTCATAATTACATTTATTATGTACAATATAACAAAAAACAAATTAATCATTTTGGAACTAAAAAGAATATTTTACACTTGTGTAATAAAAGTTGAAAATTTGAAAATCTAGTGTGAATATCGGACTACCCTTTTTTACCTTCTCCAATACAGCAAAATTTTTTAATTTTTTTTTTAATTTGTTGATATACACCCCCTTAGCCCCTCAAATAATAGAA